TGATGAAACAGCACCGCCACCCTTAGTTGCCGCACCCATTCCTCTGCCAGCCATGATTATTTCCCTTTCATTAGTGCACGGCCACCGCCGCGTGTCGCAAGGCCCATTGCCTTACCGTTACCTGTTTTTTTCGTTACTTCTCCGCCTTTTTTCATGCGATATTTATTTTGCAAATCTTTGTAAGTTTTACCGTGTTCCACGTAATCTCGTTCTGCTTGGGTTTTTGGATTTCTTATGACTGTGCCAAACATAGTATTAGGTGTCATCATGCTTGCATATGATTCTTGCGCACCTCTAACGCGACTAAGATCGACTGGACTTTTTGCCAAATATTTAGCGGCGCGTTCTTTACCAAGCGCGGCTGATAATTCTTGTTTTCTTTTAGCATAAGCAGAATAAGCTTCTCTTTCTGCGCTAGTCGTGTTGTGTGTAGCCGGTAGTGCAGTTTTTACGGGTTGCTTTATTGGTTTTGCAGCAGAAGCAACCTTTTTGGTAGCTGTACCACCCTCTGCCATGCGTTTAACAGAACCGCCTTTATTAAACATTGGCGTTTTAGTCTTTGTAGCTTGCGTCAATTTTTTTAGGGGATTTATTGCATTAACATTGCCCTGTTTTTTAACCATGGCAAGCATGCCGATAGAACCAGTTCCTTGCATGCCTTTTGCTCTTGCTGCGTCTTTTGCTCTTGCTGCGTCTTTTGCCATGTTCGTTGCTTTTTGCACAGAGCCCATACCTGTTGCTTTTTGCACAGCGCCCCTACTTGCTGCTTTTTGCACAGCGCCCATACCTGTTGCTTTAGCTGCTTTAGCCACGGCTGGCATTAGTTTTTTAAGAAATCCCATGCTCATATCTCCTTATTTAGGCTCGTTGTTGAATGAGCCGGTCAATTTTTTCTTCAAGCTTGTTAAAGCGCTGATCAATGTGATCCGAAATTTTGTCAATTTCTGCTTGAGTAACGTTATCACGGGCCACCTCTTCTCTCGTCTTGTTTAGGAGAATACCTAAGCGCTGTACTTCAGCCGCTTGCAGTTGTACTTTTTCAGCATTCTGCTTATAAACTATGGCGGTTAACCCCATAATTACTGAAATTAAAGTGTTCCACCCAATTAAAACAATCGTAGACGTTTCCATTACGCTGCTGCCCCACCTTCAAACAGGATGGTGATACTTAAAATTGTTGCACCAAGTTTGATGTAAAGGCCCTCTTTAAACAAAATACCTTGGTCAGGAATTACAAAGTTTTGAGAATCGGCCACCGTGGTAGTCGAAATTTTTAGAAGCAACGGATCAGTATCCGCATCTCCATCAAAAAACTCAGCCGTCGAAGGTCCAGCTGCTCCATGCGTAAAATATATGCCTACCACGCGGGTGCGACCGTTAATAGCCTGCCCCGTGGCCGTCTTAAATACCGACGATATATTGCTGTTGCTCATAGCAAGCTCCTCTTAAGTACTGATTTTTATAAGAAGCGCTTATTAAGCTGTACGAGAAAACACATACGCTGTAGCACTTGAGAACATTAATGTGTATCGCGCCAAGCCGGTTACACCCGCAGCAACGGTTAAATCGCCAAACGAACCCGGAGTATCCGCAGCAGCACTAGAGAGAATGCCATTGGTAGCTACTGCGATAGTTACGGCAGTCGCTCCAGCTGTGTTATCAATGTATAACTCAAACACTGTTCCTCTTGTGGCACCCAATGCTGCGCCCAACAACGTTCCCGTGGGTAATGTGATGGTGGTTGCTAACGCAGAAGTGGAAGTGATGTAGCCAGTAGCTACTTCGGCTGCGGTAGCGGTTGCCGTAGCGTTAATTGCAGCCGTTGTGGCGTGTGTAATGCGACCAGTGCCTGCAATATTGCCTGTAACGTTGCCTGTAACGTTGCCCGTTAAGTTGCCAATAAAGCCATTGGTAGACGTGACCGGGCCGGAAAAGGTAGTAGAAGCCATTTTAATTTCCTCACATGCGAGAAACGGGGCATATCTGTCTGCATGTCGTCAGCCGGGACTGTCAGATATACCGGGGACCCCGGAATAGTGCAAATATACACGAACCACTATAAAAGAAAAAGGGGGCCGAAGCCCCCTTTTGTTTACGCTGCGCCTTCGGAACCGAAGATACCGCGCCAATCAGAGAAGCCGAACGAATAACGCTCACGCGCTTTGTAGCGCACGTTACCTGTGTCGAAGTCACCTTCAAAGGCGGTCTTGATACCTACACGCTGGAACATCTTCATGCCGTTAGGTGCATCAGTCAAAATGAAGTATGCATCTGGATCGGTCAAGTAGTGGTTCACTGTGTAACCCTGTGGAACCATGCCCATGTTACGAATCGCGTTGATATCGTTATCTGCTGTACCAACACGCAGAGTCGATTTCAAAATACGATCAGCCGTAAATTGGAGTTCTTTAGGGATAACCAGTTTCAAGCCTTGAACAGCAATCTTCAAGTTACGCTCATCAACGAACGAAGCGATGTCAATCAACGCTTGTTCCAATGAGGTTTCCGAAAGATCGGCTGCTGTTGCCAGCTTGTTTGCTTGGTTAGGGCCACCAATAATTGGATGGGCTGTTGAGCACAAAGTAGCGCCGTCACCACCGATAGAGGTAGTAAATGCACCATTCAGTACGCCTGCAGCTTTAATCTGCTTAGTGGTTGCCATTGAACGTGCCAAAGCACGTGTGTAACGAGCGGAGAGACGGTCGTACAAGTTATCTTCTACTGCTTCTTCCGTCAGAGAGAATGCCAAAGCAATCGTCTCATGAGTGTAGCGAGCAGTATAGACTTCCTGAGCGGTGTCATAGTCTACGCCAGCGCCTTCAGTTTTGGTTGGAGCCTCACCGAAGCCGGACAGCATAACTTCTTCTTCAAAAGCACGATCAGAAGACTCAATATCGTAGATTTGAGCATGTTCTTGTTCGTAACCCTTGTATTCCATGCCGAACAGAGCGTTCAGGCCGGGCTCCAACTCTTTGACTAGTTGTGCACGTGAAATTGCCATGATTTAGCTCCTATTAAGTTAGGCCAGCAACACCAATGCTGCTGTATTGATGCGCATTGATCTTTACAACCACTTGGGTGAAGTTTTCACCTAACGCATTGTTGGGCGCGTTATACAAGCCAACAATCTTTAGGACCAGAGTATTAGTAGTCGTAATGGTGGACGAATCCAGTTCCATTGCAGAAAGACCATTAACCGTGCTGCCTGCAGTGGAGGTAACCGCTGCATTTTGACCAATATCAGCCTGAACAATGTCTTCATCAGCCTGAACTACATAAAGCTGACTAGGATCATCAAGCACTTCCGCCATAATCTGGCCTGAAGTAATGTTCACCGAACCCGGATAGTAGTTCTTCCAAGTTGGCTTGCCTGTAGTTGGATCAGTGTAGTTAACACCGTTAAATACACCAACTGCAGTAGCATGAGTGCCACTAACGTATTTAACAAGAAAACCAGCTACCAAGGTGACTAAGTCGCCTTGAAAGATAGCGCCAGCCTGATTATCCTGAATAACATATCCATACTGCTTCTGACCACCTGTAGCAGATAGATTGCCAAGAGGACGCAGACCATAGGCTTTATCAACGTTTGCCATTTGTCTATTCCTTAAAAAAGTTTACTAATCAATTTTTGGACTTCCAAAAACCGTTTTAGACTGTCTAGTAGGTCGGTTAATACGCATAGTGTCATGCGCATTCGACTTCATTAGATCATTGTCTACAGATTGCATTTGATCACGGGTGCGCGAGGCGTAATATGCATTTCGCTCCGCTACCGTCTCTTCTGGAATACGAGCAAGAAGCAAACTTCCCACGCCGATGATACCGGCATGTCGGTTTGTCTCATCACCGCCGTTCACGAAATCAGGATATTCATCTGCACGGACTAGTTCGTATCCTTCTCGTAGGCGAGAAGAAACATTGATACGATCATCTACTCCGCCAGCTTCGGCGCGAATCCAACGGTGTTTGTATCCCGGAGGCGCAGCAGGCGCATCCAATTTGGAAGGAGGAGCCCAAGGTCTACGACGCGTAGCCATCTCGCGAGTCTCAGACTTGCGTGAACTACGATTCAAACTAGGTATGTCGATTTTGTCCATGGTCTTAATCCTTTACATATTTGGCATATTCCTCAAGCGGAACACCCAATTTTTTAGCAATAGCTACCTGACTCGGCGTAAGCCGGACAGAGCGGCGCGCATTATTTACTCCCGAAGAACGGGTTGCAGGTGCAACCGGATGCGCTGGCCGATTGACTCTGGAAGATTGTCGCGGTTTTCCTAGCTTATGCGGAAAGTACTCACTCATGCGATTATCGAGCTCATAATAATACTCATCGCTCTCCGGGTCAAACTTCTCGTTAACCACTAATTGCATGTGTACTGCCTGAACCGCATTCGTCATCACAGGATCAACGCCGTACCACTCATTTTTCTCCGCCCACTCCTCTGCTCGAGGGTCTGGCGCACGTGGTCGCTGTTGCGTTTGTTGCGGCTGTTCTTGCTGCCGCTGTTGCTGGGCAACGTAAACCTCCGTTTGTTGCTGGCGTTGGGCAGAAGCTGCAGCGATCTGACGCTGATCCATCAGGATAGAGGTCAAACGCTCTTGCGCCTCCGTCTCCGTATCAATATCGCCTTCTTCTCTTGCTTGTCTGATAACAGCCTTCAGCGCAGCCGCTTGAGTCTCTACACGACCTCTTGCCTCAGTTAAACGCTCCGTATCGGTTACGTGGAAACGTCTTTCCAGCTCCTGAGCCTTCTGTTGAACACTCTTTGCGTAATCTAACGCAGCCGTTTCACGACGTTCTGTCTCACGCAGACGAGCAGTAAGTTTGTCTATGCGCTTTTTGACTGAATCGTTGTACTTATCCAGTTCGACCGATTGTTTATTGCCCTCTACTCTTACCTCTGGTGCTTCTTCTACGCCCGTTACCTCGGCGTTTGAGCCATCTTCGTTCATCTCTACCGTAGTAGCTTCTTCATTGTCACCAATATCAAATTCAAGTTGTTCTGTTGACATTTTCCCTCCCTAGTACATGTGTAGGATGTCTTTTGGATCACTTACCGTGCCCAAAATCTCATCATCGTTAAGAAACCGTATCTCGCCACCATCAATCGGTATACGAGAGCCTGCATAACGGCCAAAAATGACCCAATCACCTTCCTTGCACCATGGACCGTTAGGAAATTTGCTCTGATCCATGTAAGCCAAGTCGCCCATGCGCAACACATAGCCACACGTCGTAGCTAACTGCGTCTTTTTCTGGGTTTCTTCTGCTAATTCAATACCGCCTCTAGAGCGTTTAGCTCCGCGATAGGGCAAAAGGGCAATCCGCCAGCCCGTTGGGGTCGGCAAGTGAGCCATGATGTTTTTTTCTAAGTTCTCAACATCAATATTTCCGTCTTCCGTAAACGCATTTTCAATAGAGGATAAGTTCTCCTCT